GGCATCAAGGTTGGCCTCGCGTGTCGCGAAAACGGCGAAAGACATGAAGACTTCGTAGCGCCCGCCTGGTTCCGGGTTTTCAATTGACGCACCACCAATGGTCATCCCACCCGGGATAGCTTGCCCGGCTGCCCGAACTTCTTGCGTGATCGGCGCGCACCCCCTGCGCCATTCATATATTTTTGGAACATATACCATCAGGAGAGAGATCCATCTGTTTGATGCTGTGAGGTGTAATTGCCCCAGTTGGTCTTTATGTGCTGGATGGCTTGGGAGGCACCTTCCTGCGCGGCCTGCCCGCCAACAGATTTGACGTAGGCTTTGATTTTTCCTTCGTCATCCACAGTCACGCCAACATCAACCCGAACGTTCTGAGCTGAGTTGCGACCATCCAGCCTGCGCGCTGTATCCTGCCGTGATGTCACCACCGCCCCCAGCGGCGTCGATTTCACAAGTTCAGGCCCCTTCTCGCCCACGATCCCCGTCTGCCCCTGCCCAATGGTGCCGCCTGAGTCGAACAGACCACCGAAAAGGCCCTTGAAGATGAGGGTGCCCAGACTGTCGGATGACGATCCACCTTCCACGGACGCAAGCAGTTTCGCCTTTGAGTACGCCACGACCAATTCCTTGATCAGGTCGCCAACCACGTCCGTCAGGCTTCCGGTGCCGTCGATCAGCTTGTCGATGGCAGAACCGCCTGCCTTTTCGAACTCACCCCACATATCCGAGGCGTCCCTTGCCGAGGCCGACGCTTCGTCAAATTTTTCGCGCGCAAGGTCATAGGCACGCGCCGCTTCGCCCACCGTGGCGTGACCGCTTTCCAGCGCCTTGTTTATCGTTTCCTGCGCCTCTTCGAATTCCTGCGTCGCGCGGATTACCGGATCGAGTGACGCCATCAGATTGTCGAATGCTTCAGCCGTTTCGTTCGCTGCCGTGGCGCCAGCCGACCCGCCGCCGCCACCACGACCAGACCGGGGGGGAGCGGTCAATCGACGGAAGTTCAACACCGCGCCTCTGTTCGTCTCACGCTGGCCGGCATCCGGGATGACCGGCTGCGACATAAGTAGGTCCTCGTCAGCCATGGCCGGGGTTGTCTGTGAAAGCTGCAAGGCAGTGGACAGCGCGATACCAAGCGCATCCGCAAGCTCATGAGCTGATGCCGCGGCGCCGCTGAATGATACACCTCCAGCGGCATTCGCAAGGCGGTCAGTGAAGGTGATCGTCGTGTCGATCTCGCCCGTCAGGGCTTTTTGACGTTTCTCAAGCTCTGCAATGTTCGCCTCGATCTGTGCCAGCGCGGCGGCTTCGTCTTTCCGCAGCGCCTGACCTGACCGCAGGTCCGTCAAAAACTCCTTCTGACGATTCAGGACGGAAATCAGATAAAGCTCGGCGTCTTCCAGCGCATCAGTATCGCCAGCACCGATAGAGCGCAGTGCGTCTCTGGCGGTCTGCATGTCGCCCAAAATGTCTTGGTATGCCGCGCCCTGCATCGCCAGTTCAATACGCTGCGCCACCATGGCATCAACATCAGCGCGGCGCGCCCTGGCCTTATCAAGCTCAAGGCGGATCGTTTCCAAAGACATCGAGTTGCCGTTTTCAAGCGCATCCCGCAGGTAGTTTGATGCGTTGATCTGGTCACCCATGGCAATTGACGTGTTGTCGATGGCTGTTTCAAGCGCGGATTGCGCAAGCTCCGCCGTACTGATCGACCGGAACGTGTCCGTCAGGGATGTGATGTACCCACCAAGGACCGAAAAACTGGAAGAAACAGCCAAAGCCAAACGTGAAACAGCTTCCAGCGCTGGCACCACAAATGTCAGCAGGACATTGCCCAGACCAAGCGCGATATCCGTCATCGCTGCTGTAGCCCGTGCCCATCTCTGATCGAGGCTGTCGGCCATCTTCCTGTAGGCCTCATCTGTGGCCCCGGCCTTGTCGGCCATCTGCTCATTGATCGCCGCGAACTTCTCGCCCGCGCCCCCGGCAAAGGCCAACACCGCGTTCAGAGCTTCGACCGACCCGAACAGTTCGGCCATGGCCTCTTGGCTGCCGCCGGTCTTGTCGATCACATCTTCCAGGAACCCGGCAAGTCCCTTTGATTTTAGCGCCTGCGCATCGAATGAGAGCCCCAGCTTGGCTGCCATCTTTTCCGCTTCTGATGTGGGCTTGATTACCCCGGAAATCACCTGCCGCAGGCCGGTGATGGCAACGCTGGTCGATTGACCTTGCGTTGTCAGTGCCGCCGTAGCCGCAACCACTTCGTCAAAGCTCACGCCGACCGCGCTTGCAATCGGGACGATATTGCCCAGACCTGCCGACAGTTCCGCCGCCGTGGTTTTGCCTGCCTTAATCCCAACGAAAAGCGCATCGGATGCGGCTGCCGCCGTCAGGCCGGAGGCCGCGTAAGCGTTGGTCGCCGTGGTCAGCGCGTCAACCGCTGTGGTGGTGTCGGTTGCACCACCGATGGCCAACTTATTGGCGCTTTCCAACAGGGTCGCGGCCTGTTCAACCGAACCAGCGCCAGCCGAGATGGCCTGATAAAAGCCCTCAACCTGCGATGTTGCGGAGCCTCCAAAGTCCTTGGCGAGTTGCCGGGCGCTGGCGGATAACCCGGACATCTCCGCATCCGTACCCCCGATCAACGTCGACGTTTCCGCCAGCGCTGCATTGAAGTCCCGCGCGAGATTGACCGACTGAGCCGCCGCTTGAAACGTGACATAAGACGCTGCGGCCGCACCCAAAGCTCGCGCAGCCTTGACGCCAAAAGCTGAGACGGATGACCCCATGCGGTTGGACGCCTGGTTCACGGTCGTTTCTGTCTCTCGCGCCTCGCGCTTCACCCGGTCAAGAGCTGATTCCGCGCGCTTTCCACCCGTCTCCATCCCGGTCGGGTCGATTGCGAGTCTAAGTCCGGCCATTAGGAGAATCCTTGTCGAAACTGGTTCAACCCCATCGCGCTGCCGCGACCGGGTGAAGGAAATTGAAGATGAGGATGTTTTCGGCTTTCGCCGTGGCGATCATGGCAACATCAGCCAGCGCCGGGTTATTTGAGGAATGACCATTGCGTCATGGACATTTTTTGACCATTTAATATCCATGAGCAAAGAATCACTCACGCCATACAAGATGAACCTTCCATCTGACCTGAAGGACAGGCTGACGGAGGCCGCTCAACGTTCTGGCCGAAGTCTTTCCGCCGAGATCATCACCCGCCTGCAAGCATCCCTCTCACTCGCCGACGACGCCGGTCTCGACTTCACCGCTAAGGGATTCGAGGCCTTTATCCTTGAGGTGGTAGGTCGAGCTACCGAACCACTTGAGGCGCGTGTAAATTTTCTGGAGCAGTTCTCCGACCTCGCCGACTATGGGGAAGAATGATCCTCACTACCCCGTCGGCTTACGTCCAAGAAACTCCCGCTCCACGTTATCCATCGCCATGACGAACCTTACGAGCCGAGCCTTATCGACCGGGCACGTCTGACCCAGCCATTCTGAATAATCCGAGATCTCCGAGAACGGTATCGCGCCGATATCATGGCCACGTTGGCGTGACCCGCGCAGGTGGTGGTAGGCCTGCCAGTAGAACCAGCTTTTCGGCTCTACGGCATCTTTCAGGACAGGCGCACCCTTTCGCTTGAGATATTCCAATTCGCTGTCGGAATATTTCAGGCTCCAAAGGAGCGCCTCAGTCAGTTTTTTGCAGTTTCGTCGTCGTCTTCGCTGACAATCTCGCCCGCGTCCCGAACCTGCTTTTCAAAGTCGAGAATTGCGGCCCCGATCTCAGGCACCTTCTCCTGACATAGCTCAAGGAAGGTTTCGCGGTCGCAGGTGATATCGGTCATCTCGCCGTCGTCACCCTCGGTTTGGATGTTCGAGAACCATTCGATAACGCAAGCATCGTAGAGCGCGGCAAAGCGCTGCATGTTGATCGCCTCGGCATCCCTATGATCTGCCTGAATGAATTCCTTGTCGTCTTCGATCTTTCCTGTTTTCCGGCGCATTACCCGTGCATTCAGCAGGGACTTTTCGACCAGCTCGACGTGCATGGGGTTGATTGAACCGCCCGCCCGCGCCTCGAACGCGATGAAGCATTCGACGGGATCCTTATCAGTTCCCGGCCCCAGCCATTCCGGCAGGACGCGGCGAAAAGTCACCGTCGGAAGTTCACGCTTGCGCAGTTTCAACGCCATCGTCTTTTTCCTCCATGGTCAGATGCGGTTTGTCGGCAAGGTTCATTTCCTTGGCCTCGGCATTGGTGATCGGGTCGCCCTTGGTGAAGGTCTTTTCTTTACCCTTCACCACGCCCGCGAACGTGCGTGCCGCGATCATGCGATTGCCCTCGTTGCGGTCATGGTGGCACCGCTGGAGGTGTCGTATTGCGGAAGGATTTGCACCTTCTGCATTGCGGATGCACCGGACCAATCCAACTCGGTCTCTCCAAAGAAGCACTTCGGAAATACCAGGGTGTATTTCTCGCCGGTGACGGCCCCCAGTGGGATCGTGATCTCGAACCCGGTATGACGGGCACGGCTGGCATTGTAGATCGCGAGGAAGTTGCTCTCGATGTACATGTTTGCTGAAAGCGTCGGCAGGAAGTCACCCCGCGTGATCCCGCAGAGATCATTGCTGCTGATCTTGGGCTGCAGGTCGCGTTTTTCGAAGGCGAAAGCGATTTCCAGCGCCTCCATGCAATCCAGGGTGTACCCGTCAAACACGATGGTGCCGACATCCTCCCCCGATGACAGTGGGTCGGCCTCGGTCGGGTCGGTGTAGGTGGCCCCGGTGATTGCTGTGGTGGTGGCGTCGTCAGATCCGCGACCGACCAGTTGCAGGGACAAGGACGCCGCTGATCGCGCCTTGAGCGACAAGCTTCCCGAGGTAGCCTCAACACCACGATAACGCATCATCGTTGCCGTGCCACCAGTGCCAGCCGGAATGGTGTTCTCAACCGCAACGGTCGTTTCCGCCTTGCCGTCCTTCAGTACATCAGACGACCATGCGCCCTGCAAAAGCGTGGCAAGGAAATCGTCATAGACGCCATAGATGAGAGGGCTTTCTAGAGACCCGGTAACATCAATACCGCTGTAGCCCTGCCCGTGGCGTGCGCCCTTGGCGATCAGGGATCGGCCCTCGATGATTGTCGGCTTTGCCATCATCGCCGCTGGCCGATGAAGTGTCGTGAAACCTGGGGTTGCGGGGATGGTTCCTGCGGTCACCTCCGCGACGTATGCGGAACGAAGTTCACTTGTGCTGCTGCCTGCCATGTCTGGCCTCCTTTAGCGATATGAATGCCGAACGAACGGCGCGATGACGTTGGTCTTGTGAAAGGGTGCGTCAGGGAAAGACGCGGCGATGTAGGGGTGCCGGTTGTCAGAAAGTTCCGGCGGGCTGAACCGGATGAAGGTATCGGCGCTGTCCGTGATCAAAGCGCCCGCATTGGTCAGTTTCGTTTCAAAGAACAGCCCCATGATCGTTTCAGCATAGCCGCGCCACGCTGCGCTCCCCTTGCCGCCCTCTGTGATGACCTGGAACGTGGCAAGCCCCAGGTGGTCGATACGGTTGGCGGTACGGCCGATACTGCCCTGCCTGGTCGCTCCGCTGGTGATGGTCAGGCGAATGCTGTTGATGACCGGATCGAATTTCTGACCGTCGAAACCAATGGGAGTGGCGTCGGCCCACTGAGTTTTGAAATAAGTCTCGATGGCGCT